CCACGCCATTCTGTTGGCTGATAGAACTCAGGCTCATGGTCAACATACCTACGGCTAATCTCATTCCAACGCAGGAACTTATGCTTGACTAGCTGACGTGCTACAAACACTGGTGCTTTAACGTGAAAGCTGGCAAAGCAATGCCCAAATGGGCTTATGTGTTTGTGCTCTGCCAAGTAACGTATGAGCTTGGCATCGCTGTCTTTCAACTTAGGTGGACCCCACACATCACTGGTATCCATCTCGCTGCGCTTGCCAAAACTTACTCGTGCTGCATTAGCTACAGACAGGTCAGTACCCATGTGGTCTACGTAAAATGTTTGTATCATTTATTTACCTCACTTAATATATCTATTGCTTGCTGATGTGTCAGCTTAAACCATTCACCATTGTCTGCCTTATTCCAAGGATGTTTAGTAGTTGATGCCGCCGTAATGTGTGCTTTCTTCTCTGCCTTATGGCGGTCTTCAAAATAAACTGAATGCACTAATCTATAATCGCGCATAGGCGAACTTGTTTGATACCCGTTCAGTCGATCTTGTGCATCAATAGCTTTACCTATCTTGATCCACTCAGGCCATGCCGCATTAGCTATAGCATAGACATGACCAGATGTAGTAGCATTGTAGTTAGTTAAAGAACTAAAGGCAGCATCATCAAAGGTTTTGTATTTACCTGCCTTGTACAGTGGGTGTGACGTTGATATGTACTTTCCGTTTACAAACATACGTTTGTCATTACACGCCGTAGAGTGGCAATATTTACATATATAATGTTTTGCTGCCTTTCTTGACTCATGCCAGTTTTCACCTATGGCTAAGTGAGTATCACATTTTATACAGTTACGTGTCACGATACATACCTCGCTATCTTGTACTCAAGATCAGTGTGAACAATACCATGCCACCCTGACAACTTATTCTTAACGACATTGATGTGCCGTTGGTTGTCTTCTTCCTCTTGACCCTCAACTGTAGGGTTCTTAGAAATCATAATCATCAAGTCAGCTTCTGCTGCCTTACCTGTACGTGAGCCTTCCATCATAGCTTGGTTTAATACAATCTTACCTTCTGCATCTGCTGATAGCTGAGACATGTAGAACATAGCACACTCTTGCTGCTTGGCAATCTGTCGTGCTTGTATAGCGTTAGCCTTGAGTGCCTCATCAGGACGTGAGAAGCCAGCAGTACGGGCAAACTTGTCACCCATGTCTAGTATAACTACATCAGGTTTGTAAGACTTACATACAGACTCAACCCAATTCATGTCACGTCCTGTTGCATCTTTAAACATGATCTTGTCACGTATCATACCAAAGACACGCATAGCTTCTTGTTTGTTCTTGACTATCTCAAACTTGTCCATGCCTGTAGCTGCAGTGATGTAACGGTGAGCCACACGGTGATAACCTTCTTCATTACACAACACAACAACACGCGCACCCTGCCACGCAAAGCCGTTAGGCCCAGCAACAAGGGATGCATGGAAGGATGTCTTGCCTGTGTTAGGACGTGCGCCTACCTCAATCAAGTGACCAGCGTTGATGCCTTCAACCTTACGTGTCAACGTAGGTATATTGAATGTCCATTGTGACTCAAGGTCAGTCATGGCAAGGATAGTATCAAGGTCAATGTCTTCCCACTCAATACGTAAGTTGGGTGTGAAGTCATCACCATACTGCTCAAGCATCATACGTAGTGGCTCAAGGCTTGTCTTGTCACCATTTACATAGTCAAAGCCAAGGTTAGCAATGTCTTCGCCTACTACCTGTTGAAACAGTTTAGATAGCACCTCTTGTGCTACGTCACTGCCCATTGGCTGTTCCTTATTTACCTGCCCAAACAAGTGGCTGTACGCTTGCTTCTGTGCAGTAGTGAGGGTAGGGTTGTTCGCCATGAACAACGCCTCAATCTCTGCAGGTGTAACGGTACGTTCATAACGATCCATAGCAGTGTCGATAGACTGCTTGATCTTACGTACATCTTTACTGAATAGTCTGTCAGGACAACGGGCACCACGATGCTCGTCATAAAAGTCTTTGTCCATCAGACTACGTATCAATGATAATTCCATGTGTTAGTCTCCTAGTGTTGTAAGGTTTTCAAAGTCGGTAGGGTTACGGTATTTTAAATCGTCACGCAAGTACAGGATCTTGATAGTGTCTACGTACTGTCGTAACTCTCGTGCAAACTGCAGTGTCTTAGGTAAAGCATCAGGGTCTAATGCAATTATTGCTGTTGAGAACTGCGATAAGTACCTCTTGTGTCCATTGGACAATGATGTACCCAACACTGCGACCCCGACATATACACCACCATCACCTACAATAGCAGCACTTACGCAGTCCTCAACAACTACAGCCGTTTTACCACGTCCAGAAGCGTATGGCAAGTCACTTTTACCATATCTTTTCCACTTAGGTATACGTTTACCTAGTGATCTGCCTGTGGCATCGACTGTAATTCCATTGTGTATAACAGGGAACACCACACGATGTTCCTTTACGTCATACAACAAGCCTAAATCTTGTGGGTTTAGTACCCACTGGTTACAGAAGTCTCTAATCTTTGCATCATCACGCACAAACCAATCAGGCTTTGAAAAAGTTGATACGTGTGTCTCTTCTGCAACACTACCTAATGATTTACGTATATCATCAGCAGTCAATTGGGTACGTGTGCCACCTGACACACTGCACCCAGCTTTGTAACAGTTCCATATGATCTTACCCATATTATTAGTAATAGTAAATGTATTCTTAGTATTACATGATGGACATGTCATACGTTTAGTCTGACCATTAGCTAATCCTAAATCATGTATAAGATCATTCATATTCATGCTGTATCACTTTCTATGTTGTTCGTTCCACTCAAGGATACACTTACGTTTCGCTGTGTCAAGGCACTATTTGCACTTGTGTAAGTATGTTTCATGTATGGTTTCACAGAAGACACATGATTGTGTCCTGTCACTGCCATAACTTGGGGCAAGGGTACACCTGCATCTACCATCTGTGTTACTCCTGTTCTACGTAAGTCCATAAGACGTAACTCTTCAGGTAGTTTAGCTATACGCATTACCCTTCTACCCACTTTGGATAGTCTCTCCATAGCATAAGGATTATACCTGCCATCCGTAGGTCTAGGATGTGGCGCAACGTAGTTTTGAAAACCAAAGTCGTTGCGCTGCGCATCCAACATTTGTAACAAATCCTCTGATATTGGTAGCTCTACATCTGCCCTACGTTTACTCTGTTCCAGAGTTAGCTTTTGAGTACGGAAGTCAACGTTATCCCACGTCAACATACGCATGTCACCTAAACGTTGGCACCACTCGTATGCCATCTGTACAATCAGGCCAATGTTACGGTACTCAAAGTCACTGTATGCCACATCAAGAAACTTGATAACATCAGCATGTGTCCACACCACCTTACGCTGCACAACAGACTTACGTTTGATGTTTGCCCAAGGATTGTATGTAGTGTGCTCCATCTGTATCGCATAGTTATATACCCTACTGGCACATGTTGCCGCATGATTAGCAAAACTGATGCCACGTTTAACCCATTCTTCATATGCTTGCTTTGCAACCTTAGATGTAACGTGCTCATACTTACGCCACCCCATAGTCTGGTGCAGAACAGTTAGAAAATATCTGTAGTCAACCTTAGTTGTATGACGTAATGCATTGAAATCATTAGACATATAGTAATAGTTAATGAGATCAGTCACCTTGCTGCTAGACTTTATTCGTACAACCTGTGCTTGTTCCTCACGCCACGTATCAATTGCTTTATTGTGATCACGAACAGTTTTACGTACCTGTTTTAAGTCTGTACCATATTCCTCACGTTTGACCACACCTTCATCGACAAGGTTCTGTGGCGGGTTAAAGCGGTATGAGATGTCACCCGTAGGTGACACTCGTTCTTGTACATAGCGTGGTAGTTTAGGCATGTGTTATGCAGCCTCCAAAGTAATAAACTTATCATCAGATACCCACTTAGATACCTCTTGCTCTCGTGACCACATGCTTACAGCCTGTGTGTCGTTGCCAGTGTTACGCAGGTTAAAACCATTACGCTCATCAGCATACGATGCATAGTTGGTGAAGGCAGAATACAATGCCCACTTATTATGCCCACGTTGTGAAGCCTCTTGCATGTACAAACTGTACATCTTTTCAGACTTACGCTTAGATGCAATCATGCTGTCAAGCAGTGAGCTTACATCTACATACTTCAGATCAGTCTGTGCCCACACTTGCATCTTGCTGGCTTCTTCATAGAAGTCTTTACGTGCTCGTGTCAGTTCATAGATAAAACTTTCCATAGTAAAGTTAGATGTATTCTTCTTACGCACCTTATCGTACTCGCCACGTATCATGCCGTTGGTACAGAAGAAATCAATGGCACCAAAGTAAACTTGGTTGCTGCATGACCCGTCAATACCATGTAATGATATAATACGATTGCCAATCTCAGTGCTATGTTTGTCAGTCTCAACGACTGTCTTCATATTAGGCAGGGTAATGTCAAGCATAGCCCATGCACCATTACGTGCAGTACGCCAGTTCATCTTGGCGTCTTCAACCTCATGGCTGGTTAGTTCCTCAGTCACAGTGTCAAGGACACCACGATAGAAGTCACCATGTGAGGCACAAGTAAATGTGCTGCCCACTACACCAAGGTATTCACCTGATGTAGCATTGATGACATACTTCTTGTCCTTTACTTTAGTGGGTTCAAACTCCACTGCAAAGTCCATGTACTCAGGTACGATGTCGTTATTATTAAGATCAAAAGCCATACTATTTTCTCCTTATGATAAGTATGTGGCAACTGTGCCATAGTTATGTAGGGTATACAATGCCCTACTAATTGGTGTTAG